TGCCCATAGCAATACTCTCATCAATAATTACATCTTCAATCTCGCCATTGATATGAGCTACAATACTTTCTTTGGAGGATTCCCACGTCTTACGAGCCTCCGGCTTAAAGGCAAGCATAGCAGGATTGATTACAGGCAAGAACTTACCCTCTACTTTCTTTCCAGAATATTCGGTAACTGAATTAATCTTAGTAAAGTATTTCAAAGCATCGCTACCGACTAGAACAATCCACTCGTAGGCGTCTGTATTGATGTCGATATCACAATCTTTCTTCAATACTTTTTTAATACTCGCATCAGAGCATAGCTGATACTGGTCAAATTCAAATGCGCCATCAAACTCTCTTGCAAAATTTGTACGACTAGGTTTAGTTTCTACTAATGCAACTTTAGGCATATAATTTTCTCTCTAATTTATTTACTTGAGATTCAGTAAGTGCACCAGGATCAGTCTCTGCGAGATTGATGTTCCTAGTTACGAGACCAACTTTCTCGCACATTACTTTAACATTGTTTGCAGCTTTCTGTCCGGCTTCGTCACCATCAAAAAAGATTGCTAGTTTAGATACTCCTTGCATCTGCAACATAGCGAGCTTATCTTCATTGATATTGTTTGTACCGAAACAACATACTGCATTGGTCAATCCTTTATCATGCAAGTTAATTACATCGTATATACCTTCTACTAGAAGTACTTCTCCTAGCTTCGGTTCTATACTTGCAGGAAATAAAGGAAGTTTAGCACCTGGGGGACTGAACTTATACTTAGGAACTCCGCCCGAAGTATGTCTGCCCTGAAATGCTACAATCTTTCCAGATATATCTCGTATCGGAAAGTTAATTCTACTAATATAGTCTGAGCCACTGTGTTCAAATGCTTCAAACTTTCTGTAAGTCTTGGGAGAGATGCCTCTCCAGTTACCGACATAGGGCATATAGTCTTTTGGAAAAGCAAGGCCAACATTCTCAGCTCGCTTCTCCTGAATCTTTTTCTTAAGCAACTCTTTGCGTAACTGTAACCCCGTTGCGGCTTCTCCAAAGTAAGTAAAGATATTACCTTTGAACTCGCACGCAAAACAATTGAATCGACCATCTATCTGGTCGATTCTCATGCTTGGGTTGGAATCATCATGCTCAGGATTTAGACAACGCACTACATAATCCTTTCCTTTCGGAATAAAAGGAATCTGCTTCTGAGTTAATAATTCTTCTACATTCATCTGTAGTCTTTCTGCGCCATCTTAAGTGTTCGTTTAATTACTAGGTCTTCTATTTCTTTCTCATCTATAGCATATTCATAAGCTATGACTCGCAGCATTGTTTGTACATCAGCTAGTTCTTCTTTTAGATTCTTGATATACTTTTCATCTTTTAAGACTCCATGTCTTAATATCTTAGAACAAGCACGAGTAAGCTCGCCGCACTCTTCCATAGTGATTACGAGCATTTTTTCTTTGAAGTTCATACTACTTGCCAATTTGGTCTATAGAGTCCGAGGGTATAACCTGATAAGCACCTTTGTTATAAGCGGGTGCTACAGTATACTTATTGCTGATTTTTTTCTTTTCGGCTTCCCACTCGAGGTCGATACCCAGGCTGTTAATTTGCCCCGGTACATAAGGTCTTGCTTGATAGTCTTTTTGCCACTGTGCCTGTTTAAACTCAGGTAGCTGATGAGGTTTAGCACGGAGGGGAACAAACTCTGCTTTCTTTTTCTTGGTCACAATTCTTTTCTTACGACGGCCTGAAGGGGTATGGTTCATACTGCCTACAATAATCATAGCTTCTCCTATTTCAAGTGAACACATATTATACTAGATTCAGCTGAAAAAGTCAAGAACTATTTTATATAACGTCGTCTATCTCTTCGCCCGTCTTATGTGTAGACCCTTCCTTCTCTTGTGGCGTCATTGCACTTTCTGGGCCTATTTTCATAGTCTCCCAATTCATTTGAGATGTGAAGGAGCGCATAGCGGCGGATCGCATCTTTACACAATTAAAAGTCATACAAGCATCCTCTTGGTCATAAGTCTCAAGAGCATAAGCTGCGTCGGCAGCATCAAGTATACCTTTGGCAAAGCGTGCTTCGCCGCTCGCGTCCGTCTGATATGGCGATACAACAGTACATTCGTACTCCTGTGCCATAGACTTGAGGGCTTTGCTCACCTCTATCTGTTCTGTCCAATCATACTGTCCTGAGCGAGAAGGAATAGCCGAGCGTTTTACTTGGTTAATATAGTCTACTAGAATTACCCCAACGTTGAGAGCTTTCACTTTCTTGTCCAATTCGGCCTTAATTTTTGCCAGAGTAAGACCTGGATCATAGATAACATCAAGCTGCCGATCTGGGAGAAGTTCGGTAGTTGTTGATAAGCTATGATGAAATTTCTCGAAGTCACGATGTTCTTTGTATTCTACAAACCTTTCTTGTCCAGCCTTATAGCGGTTGGCCCACCATCCGGCTACTGCTTCCCATTCAAGCACACTAAGATTTTTTGTTCGCAAACGAGAAAAAGGTATTCCCGTAGCAATAGAACATACTCTTTGAAGAATCGAACGGCTATCCATCTCGATAGTGAAATACATAGCCGAACGACCACTCTCAAAGACATTGTGAGCAATGTTTGCACACGTTAGAGATTTACCTGCCCCGCGACGACCCCCGAGAAGAACCAAATCTCTGGGAGAGAACTGGATCTCGTGGTCGTACTCGGTGTTTAGACCAAGGGGCAGATATTTGCCGATCTCTTCATCATTTTCAAACAAGGGAATACGTTGCATACTCTCTTGTGGCATTTCGAGGTCTACTTTCTTTTCGACGTCTAATACAATCTGATGTAGGTGCGATACTGACTCTTCTGCATCCTCAAAGGCAACAGAGTTATCAATATAATCCTCTAAGGAATCTAAGATTTCCTTTTGGGTGTACTCATTTTTTAGGTACTGCAGAAGCATAAATGCGTCTACATCTACATCCACACTCTGAATAGCATACAGCTTTTCTAGGGTTGCGGTGTCTCTTACCTCAAACTTTAAGTCTTCAAATGTTGGAAGAGAGTGATATTTATCATAGTGCTTATCAATTGTGCTAAATACCGTATGATATTCAGCGGGCAAATAGTCTTTGCGTACAGAACTCCAGGTATCGAAATCCTGCAGCACAAGTACCTGCTTTATGAGCGCACTAGCAATATTCACTCTTTCTCCCAACGGAGAGAAGCCTTCTGGCAAAAGACTTCACTCCAATCTTTTGTTAGTTTACTGCGCAGCTTTAGCAGCTTTAGCAGCACCGTCATAGTCTGCGGCAGACAAGCCACGTCGAGTCAACATAGTTTTGACACCACGAGCAGTCTTACCAATGGCCTCTGCGATAGCCTCTACTGTCATACCTGAGATGTCACCCAAGTCTGCCAATGGATCTTCTTTCGCAGCGCCTTTCGTGTGTTCCTGACGAGGAATAGCATCAATGTCACCAGAACGCAGCAGGCTCAGAGCCTTGCCTCGTACTGAGTTAACACTACGGTCAAGAGCATCAGCGATTGCTTCTACATAGGCACCATCGTTCACCATCTGAACAAAAGTTTCTTCTTCTGCTTCAGAGTAAGTACGAACAGTCTCTACCTTAGGAGCAGGCTTGACGTGATCAGTCAATTCCATAGACAAAATCTTGCCTTGGATTGACTTAGCTGAGAAGGCACCGCCTTCAAAGTTATCAGCGATTTGAGCATAAGTATACTCACCGCTGTTGTCTTGCACAAAAGTTGCAAGAGTGCTTTCTTGTGCTTCGCTAAAAGCACGAGAAGCTGAGGCAGAGGCTAGCTCTACATCATGACCCATCTTGCGCAGCTTGCTAGAAACTGAGCGAGTTGAGGTTTCAAGCTGTTCTGCTGCTTCTGCAACAGTTGCTTGAGAAACTGGGGATTCGTCACCAACAAAGCTAACGAGCTGGTCAGTACGTTCTTCGGTCCACTTAGGCAATGCCATGTTTTTCTCCAATAAAATCTAAAAGATTTTCAATAATAGTTATGCCAGCTTGTCTGGCTTGTTTTGTTTTAGCTGACTCAATTCCGCTTTCATTAATTAAAATAGTCACCTCTTTAGTTAAAGAACTCTTCACAGAATACCCTAACTCTGATAGTGCTTGTGTAGCGTCAGCTTTAGTTTTGAAACTCTTGAGCTTACCACTAATACATACTGCACCCTGGGATTCTGTACTTTCTACGCTTGTTTTTTCAAACTGCAAAGAGTGAGGCAACAAATCCAGGTCGTCGTTTAGTTCTAGCCATCCTAACAAAGAGTCAGTCTGCTTCGGGCCAAGACCAGCACTTCTACAAACTTCCGCATCGACTTCATAGAGTCCGTTTGAACATTTTGAAAGTTTCTCAGTAGCTGTCTTGCCTATCAACGGAATACTCATTGCCGGCAACAGAAGGTTCAAAGGAGCCTTCCGAGAGTTTTGTATTTCTTTAAACAATTTCTCCGCGAGCTTTTCAGAGTTTAACTTTTCAGCTAAAAGCTCAATATCAGCGTCATATATATCGGCAACACCCTCAAAGCCTAGCTTCTCTACGGAGGCTGGGCCGAGACCTTTGATCTTGAGAGTTTTTGCGAAATGCACAATTTTCTTTTGAGACTGGCTATCGCAATTAGAATTACGACAAAATAGCTGATCATTAGACCATTCAAGAACAGAATTGCAACTGGGGCAATTTGTTGGAACTTGAATCGTTGTCACTAAAAGACTCCTGTGAAATTGAACGTATATTATACGAGAAAATGAGATTCTTGTCAAGAATTATTTTTTCTGACCTGCACCTAAATTTTTACACGTCGGACGATGCGAGGTATGATCTCGCCACTGCGAATGACCTCCACATCACAACCTAGTTCAAGATTTAGTGAGCGAATGTACTCAATGTTGTGCAGTGTTGCACGAGATACCGTAGCATCTCCGATTTGTACAGGCTCTAGAATTGCTACGGGACTTACGACCCCGCTTTTGCCTACCTGCCACTCTACATCCAGTAGTTTTGTTACTACTCCACTCTTTACTTCTTTCAAAGCAAAGGCTCCGCGAGGGTGGTGGTCTGTGTACCCTAGTTCAGCAAACTTTTCGTTATCGTTGACACGATATACAATGCCATCTGTCGGGTACAACCCCTCAGGAACATCAGCGACTGTAGTAAACCCCATACGTCTAAGACCCACAAAGGAACTACGCAAGTAAACAAAAGGGTTGGGAGCTATATCATAAGCAATAAAGCTGATGTCTCGCGTTGCAAACTCCTCCATGTCCTTCAAGTTAAGAGCCCCAGAAGCATAGTTCCTAGCGTTAGGAATATGTGCAGGGGCAACAACTTCTCCAGTAATCTGTACGATTCCATCTAAGCCGATAGTGTCTGGGACAAGATGAGCCAACTTATCTGTAATGTCTCTACCTATCTTGCCATCACCACGGGTCAAACCCAAGGCATATTGACCAGATACATATAGAATAGATACTGCGGCACCGTCCAGTTTTGGAGAGCTGATATACTCCGGCACCAAAGAGCCGGCATCTTCCAGGGAGAAGTACTTCTGCAATGAGTACATTCGAAAACGATGGGGTATACCATCAGTAATCTTATGTCCTACAGAGTCATAGCCGTACTCGCCTGACAACGCATCGAACTCTTCATCAGAAATGATGGGGTCTCCTGCATAGTAAGCGGCTGCGGCTTTCTCCAAAAATTGCATGTATTTCTCCACTGAATGAATATATATTATACGGGATTCAGAAGAAAAAGTAAAGTATTATTTATAGATCTCGTCTAAATAATCTTTGAAATATTCTTCTAAAATAGACTTTGATTCTGCAAGGGAGAGGATCTCGATAAGTCCAGAAAATAGTTCTCGGGAGTTATTGAAGTCGAGTTGCATAGCTACACCTTCCGGTGTTGGCTTCCATTCTTCGGTAAAATCTAAATAGTATTTTCTAAGGTGTAGATATTCTATACCCCGAAAAGTACTAACAACAAGACGTACTTGTATCTCTTTCGCTTCATCATAGTGTATGATTTTTTCATATACCGCAGGGGCTTCGTGTAGTTCCATAACTACTTCCCATTGCGTAGAATTGACGAAAGAGGCACAACGCTTGTTACATTTTCTGGTTTAAGCAGTCTATACGAGTCAGTGTCCCAACAAAAAAGCAAAAGAGTCCTGTCAGACCCCTTTGCCCGGTTTGTTTTTGTCTGAATATATGGAGTGCTAAAATCTAAAGTACACACGTTGTATTTTAGTTTTTTAGAGTTTTCACTTCGATACGTGATGATTGCATCACCGTACTCAGTTACTAGCTTTGCTAAGTCCTCTTTTCTCACAAAATCTCCTTAAATAGTAGGTTAGCAAAAAGTATTTTACTGTGCCACTAAAAGGAGTAAGGAGGGGCCGAAGCCCCTGGGATTAGCTAGTTACTGAGGTGAGTACCGTGGTGAAGTATTGAGCAGCCTTACCAGTCAACTTAGATACTACATCTTCGTCGACCTCTTGACCTGCATCAGTGATTGCTGCGATGAGAGCTTCTTGGGCAGCAGCTTTTGATACGCGAGTACCACCACCACCTCCACCAGAAGAGCTACTACCTGAAGGGGCAGGAGTTTTCTTTACATATACACCGGCTTTGCTGAGAACCATACGAACACCATTTGGTGACTCGCCGTACTCATCTGCGATGTCTTTGACAATTTCCATTGAAGTTTCAGGGGTAGGCTCAGCAGCTTCGTAATCTTTGATGACTGCTGCTTTCTTGTCGTCGTCCCAAGCCATTTTTCGTTTCCTTTTCGGTTTACGGGTGGAGCCTGGGCAAGTACCCAAGCTGTCTATTTGCTGTTGATAAAATCGGTCGCCCATTGGTTTCCTTAACTTTATTGACAACTATTATAATTGATATTGACATTTCTGTCAAGAAATATTTTTGTCAAGTCGTCTATAAAACTCGATATATTCGGGCCATCTAAACTTATCTCGTCTGAGGTAACAGTAGAACCAACCTCTGTAATAAACGTCATCTTTTTTGTCGTCCATATTTTTCCCATTATAACACTAGTAGAACTGAAAGCAGATATATGCCCGCAATTAAGCACATCCCTATCTTTAATCCTAGCTTAGTTTCCTTATCTACCAATCTATGACTCGAATCCATGTCGTAATTGTTTCTTTACGAATGTCTTGCCATACCTTATTTTTCACGTCCCAACACACTATAGTGTCGGAAGCGTCTTGTTGCTGTATTCTTTTATCGCCTTTTAGAGTATATACGCCCTGCAGCTCTCTGCCACTAATAACACTGGTATATGTAATGCGTATATTATCCTCATAAAGGGCATTTAATACATTGTCTGCAAAGCTCATATCAATCACCAATTGTGCACTACATTTGCCATAATAAAGAAACAAGTGAGAAAGTTTATAAGTACCACTATTGTTCTTATGATAGCTACATGATTATCATACTCTCGGGTTGTCTCATCATTAAAAGACCCAATTGCATATTTCCAAATCTTCCAAATCATATACGTTCCAGATTTACTCCATGCTCTTGTAAGTGCGCTAGCTTACCTAAATCATAGGCAGGGGAGTAGGCATAAAAGCCCCCTAACTCAGTATTTGAATAGAAACTTTCGGAAGAGTCTACTTTCTCAAAGATATAAATAGAGTAACACGGACATCCATACAACTCTATGTATTTTTTATCGTCTAATCTTTTCTCTATAACTGCTGGGGCATGATATCCTGCTGACCATACTTTCTCTCCTACCTCAAAGTCATCGGACACACACTCTTCTGGTAGATAAGCATTCTGTACTCTTTCATCAAGAGAAGCAGGTCTTTGAGGCACTCCTATGCGCTCTAACAAATTCTTTATAAATAGTGCAGAACGATACATAGACTTAGAAATATCACTAATGTTATCACCCTGCAAATAAGAAAGCACTGCATCCTGAATCTCTGCTGTGGAAGCAGGACGACCTCTATTATGTTGCTTTCTCTTTTTTACA